ATTCTCTTGCACCACCAGTACCAGTATATAAAGTTACTTGTTTAGTTGCTGCATCAGTCATTCCGTAGAATAAATCTCCGATAATGTTCTTAAGTTTAGTTTCAGTCATTGTAGAGTAAGTGTCAGTATTAACAATTTGCTCTAAAAGACCAGGACCTACGATTACAGGCTGACCATTTTCATCTTTCATGTAAGTCTGTCCGTTTGAATCATAAGTTTTTTGACCATACCAGTAGTACATTTCACACTCTTCTTTAAAGTCAAGCATGTGTAAGTACTCTTCATAGTCCATCCAAAGTTTAGTAGTAGATCCTCCTTTAGTTGGTAAAGAAAATTCTGCTACAAAATCTTTAGCGTTTCCAGACATGTGGTAAGATTTTCTAACTGTAGTTAGTTTGTTTCTTACTTTTCCTGGAGTTTCCCAGTTTGAAGCATTACCTCTAGAGAAATCAACTCCTACAGGTGCGTACATTTGAGCAAAAAGTGCTCCTTGTGTAACATCTGCTGCTGACATTGTTGCTGTAGCTGAAGGGTTAACTAATTGTAGAGTGTAAGTCCAAGCTGTACCACCAGATGCCTGTACAGGCTCTTTCATAATACGTGCTTGAGTACCTGATTGAGATACTAATACGTATGGAAATACAAAATGCTTGTCTGGGAAAGTAAGCTCGAAGCTTGCTCCACCTAAACCAACATTTGCTGTGCTAGTCATTGTTACTGCTACTGGTCTCGTTCTCAATCTATGTGTTGCCACACGATATTCATACTCCAAGCGATCAATAGACTTTGTGTTTCCAACACCTTCTGTTAAGAAAGATAGAGGGAATCTTTTGTCATCTTTACCTGCTAAATGAGTAATAATTGGAGACAGTTCAGTAGGTTTAGATAACAATGCGTTTGATAGACTGTTCATATCAGTCATCTGCGAATCATTGTAAAACGTTTTTTGAACGCTTATGTTTGTTCCATTTACTGCCATTTTTATAAAATTTTATAGGGTACCTATTTCCCTGTTTAGGTATTTCTTATATATTAAGATCTAAATTATCTAAATCAAAACTTTTAGTTCTCCTTGATTGTTTACGAGCACTTTTTACAGTTTCTTCGTTTTTAGATATTTTTTCTCTCAATGTCTTCGTAGCCTTTGTTTTAGCTTTCTTGTTAATTATTTGCTCTAAATTAAATCCTTTGTACATTAAATAATCTATAGCTAACTTTTTTTCCATTTCAGCTTGCGAGTGATCTATATCACGTTGCGTGTAACCATCTTTAGTTACTGGCTTCGAGAGATAATTAAAAAACTTTGCTTTTTCTCTTTCTGGAACTTGCAATCCTGCAAACTCTTTTGATTCTTTAATTGTCTCTTGCACTCCATTCCAAAACTCTACTTGTTGTTCTTGTTGTTCTTGTAGACTTTTTTGTTGATTTGCTACCAACTGTTCTTTTTCTTTTGCCTGTACTTTACCTAAAGCTTGTCTTGCTGCTTCAGCTTTATTATGTAATTTTCCAGAATCTTCATAATCTTCAAGCATTTCTTTAATAAAATTTTGATCATGTCCTTTTTGATGGAAGTAATCAGCTAAAATTGCTTTTTGACTTCTAGAGTCATCTTCACTAATCTCCATAGTATTATAATCTAAACTTGGATCATAAGCTGTCATAAATTTTTGAGATTCACCTCCAGCTAACACATAATTTAAATGCTCTTTAACTAGTGGGAACTTTTCAAGAACTTCATCAATTCTATCATCTGCCATCTGAGAAGCTACATCTTTAGTCATTTCTGTTAATCCTTCAGCTGTATCTGCATATTCACCTTCATAGCCTAAACTACTTAGTATTTCTTGCACAACTGTAGTTTCAGAAACTTCTTCTTCTGTTTCTTCTTTTTCTTCTACTTCTTCTTTTTCTTCAGTTTCTTCTTCAGCCTCTTCTTCGTCATTGTCTTCAATGTCTTCAAGTTCAGCTTCAGGTTTTTCTACTTCTTCTTTTACTTCTTCAATAGGCTCTATTTCATCGATAGAATCCATTGCAACTCCATCACCTGCAATGACTTCGTCAAAGGTAATATCGTCTAGTTGTATTTTTTCATTTGGGTCCATATATATATTGTTTTAATTTACAAATTTAATATTTAATTTACTTGGTTTTTAATTGTCTATAGTTTTACTTTTTCTTTTATTGTATAACACTTACCAGCATCCATACTTACATTTTTTCTTATATCCTCCTGATTTAAAATTATATTTTATTCCTGCTTTGTATGTAGGTTTGTTTCCTGTTTGAAAATTTACCCCTGCATTAGCACTAAAATTATTTTTCACATATTGTCCTGATAGCCCAAAAGATCCTTCTAAATTTAAATTAGGAGTTCCATATTTAGAAAAACTTTTATTATTAGGATTCCATCCAATATTAGGATTTATTCCCATAGCAGCTTGTAGATTTAAATTTTTAGTATTTATAAGTGTAGGATTTGTATAATTATTAAATGCAGTTGAAATAGTATCTGCTTTTAATTCAAGTTCTGTTTTACGGCTTGGTTTTTTAGTCTTTTTTAATATTAACTTACTAACTTTAAGATTTGGATCATTTTCTTCTGTAAAAATACCTCCTGTTTTAAATTTATTTTTAGTTCTAGCTTTCCATTTTTTTAATTCTAACGCTTTCTTATCAGCAGGTAATTTGTCATAAGTATATTTTACAGTTTGTTCACCTCCTCTTGTTTGAATTTTATAAACAAAAAGTCTTTTATGATTTTTTCCCCAAAATTCAAATATTTCATCTGAAGTTGGGGGAGTGCCATCATTTTTAACTAAATTATAAAATTCTTTAGACTCAGTTTTATTTTTATTCATTTTATCTCCTAAAAATAATCCATCTTGATCTTCTCTAGATAAAATTGAAAAATCTGGACTTTCTTTTTTAGCTTCAGGATATATAGTTGGGAATTCATTAAAAGTTCTAGCTATAGAATCTCTAGTAAAGTTAGCGCTTCTATTCATAGCACTACTAGCTGCTCGTTTTTTCCCCATTTCATATTGATAAGCCCCTCTTGCAGGACCATCATAAAATCCAGTTTCTTTATCTCCTGAAACTTGTATTGCATCATCTACATTTTTAGATTCATGTTCTCCAATAACCTGCATTACATTATTTACATAATTAGTATCTACTTTATTTGTATTGTGTAGAAAATTCATCATGCTTTGTCTGAAGCTTGTTTCTTTTTTAGTAGTTGCTAATTTTTTCTTTTTTACTGGTGGGTTGCTATAATCAATTTCTAATTTTTCTTGCGGACCTTCAAATCCTCCTAATTTTTTTTCTGATACTGCTGCTGCTCCTCCAACTACAGGAATTATAGCAGGAAGTTTATTTAATTCGTTTGATAATAAATTAAAATTCTTTTTTGTACCTGACATAAAATCAAGAATACGCGTATTACTTGAAAAACTTTCTTCCATAGGATTTAATACTCCAGAAGGTCTTATTTTATATATTGTTTTTGCACGTTCTAATAACTCTGGACTTATGTTTTGATAATACTTTTTAATTAATCCATCATCTAACAATTGTTGTCTTAATCCATGTATATATGCAGATGGTTCATGACCTGACTTTAAAAAATAATCGTATGACTCCTGATTTAATTTACTTAAATTAGATTCTGGGGTAATACCTTTAATAAGACGCTTGTCAACAGGTAATTGTCTACCGCTTTGTAGTCCATGCCCACCTATTTCATGCGCAGCAACTCTATTACCGCTTGTACCAGTAAATTTATTTCCTAGTGTTACTGATCCTGGATTTACTTTTCCTCCTTTTGTAATTGGTCTGGCAAAATAAGCTGGATTTGACGTATCTAACACAAGTTCTCCATTTTTTAAAAACACATCATCTGGATTTCTTTGTGCTTGCCTATAAACTGCATTATTAAAATGATAAGAATCTGATGCAACAGTTTTTACAGTTTCACCTTTTGGAAAAACACCACCAGCAAACTCTGCATTTCTGTTTTCAGTAAGTAATATTTCTAATTCTCTAGATTCTGCATTTATTTTAGCTTGACTTTTAATTATAGCTTCATCTCCGTTTCCAAAACCTATACTCCTTAAATAATCAGTTTCTTGGGCTAGTAATCTTTTTTTACCTTCTGCACTAGATAGATTCTTTATGTACCTATCTTTAATTTTATCTATAGTTACAGCACCGTCTTCAAATTCTTTTAAAAATGCTTTTTGTCCTTCTTTTGTTTTAAGTAAGTTTTCTGCTGCTTGTTTAGATGTTGGATTTACTACTTTTACTTTACTAAAGTTTTTTGCACCAGGCATAAAATCTTGTAACGACTCTTTAACAAAGGTTGATATATCAGATGCCTTCTTTGTAACGTTTTTAACAGGAGCAGTTTTTGAAGCATTAGCAATAACCTTTGCCGCAGGACCTAAAATAACATCATCTATAAGTCCTGGTATTTTTGCACCTGATGATGATACTTTCATACTATTTAAGAAAGGAATAGGTGCAGCAAAACCTAAAATAGCTTCACCATAATCTTGAGAACTTTGTTTAGCCTTATTAGTAGCATACATTTGATTAGATGCTCCTGAAATCCATTGTTTATTAGGATTATTACCCATTGAAGGGTCGTAAATAGTACCAGTATTTTTTTGAGATGCTAATCTTATCATTCTTTCTTGATCAGTCTCAGCTTCTATTATTGTTGGGATATTTACAGGAGCAACAGCTGTAGAAGAAGCTTCTGCTGTGTGTAATCCTCCATGAGATTTTACTCCACCTGTTTTTAATAACTGTGGCTCTGCTGATCCTGTTGGTAAATCTTGTATTTGTGGGGATGTATTACTAAAGCTATTTACTAAAGAGTCTTGCCCTACCGGAGGAGTCTCCATACTTACATTATTAACTGGGGAAGGACTAGATGGCGGTATAGACGCAGGTTCTTGTTGAACTTGCTGCTCTTGCATCTGTTCTTGTTGAGGTAAAACCGGTTGACCTTGAAGAGCTGCCATTATATCTCCAGATCCAGATGATTTTACCTGCTCTAGTATAGCTCTTCTATCTTGGTTTGTTAGCATTCTGTTTTGCTATTTCTTTTTTACTTTCTATGTCTTCTCTTTTAAGTTGATTAGAATCCATGTCCCCTCTCATTTTTAATTCTAACTCTTGCTCTTTTAATTCTAATTCTCGTTTTTTAAGTTCAAAATCTTGAATCATTTTTTCTAAATTAAGAGAATTAGCATCTGTTTGATCTTTAGACTCTGCACCTATTAAAGCAATTTCAATATCTTTTTGTCTATCTTTTTCATTTTCAATTTTATCAGCTTCTAATTGTTGTTGTTGTGCTTGTAATTGTGCTTGCTGTTGTTCTTGCTGAGCTTGTTGTTGAGCTTGTTCTAATTCTGCATTTGCTTTGTCTGCAAGTTTAAGATTTCTTTTAATTTCAGTAAAACTATCTGAATCTAACATTTCAGCTATGTCTCCTGGCTTAGCACCATTTTGCATCATAGCTTGTGTTAACCCTTTAATGTTTTGTAGTTTTTCTTGATCTTTACCTGCATCAGAAACAAATATACCGTAATTAGTTTCCATATGCTGCATGCTATTTACATCTAAAAAGTCTGTAGTACCATCAGGCATTACAAACATTCCTTTTTTACCAGTTAACCATGCTTCTTTAGAGTAGTCTAGTAAAGCTTGGAAATCTCTTTGCTCCATTCTTTCAAACTTTCTAAATAAATCTTCTGTAATGTGTGACGATTGTAATATAGCTTGTTGTGAAGATGCTTTACCTTCATATGCTCCAATTTCACCTTGTCTTTGTCTACTTACACCAGATATTTTTTCCCACTCCATTAATATAGAGTCTAGTAAAGTAATATATTGACTAATAGTTTTTATAGACATGTCCATAACAGATTGATGCTGTGGATTTAATTGTATACCCTCTTTATTATAGTCTACCCAAGCAATACCTGTACCTTCTACATAGTACATAAATTTATCCATGTCCCATTTTTTAGGAATCATGTTAATATCAAATTGTGCAATTATATCTTTACTTCTTGCAATAGCAAGCTCTAATCTGTATTTATATATGTTGTAATTTAACTGATAAGGTATCCCAAGCTTAACTAACGATATATTTTTAGAGTTTGTGTCAGAGTATCTTCTCCCATTAATAGGTAGTTTACATTTAGATGGGTTGTCTATAGATAATCTTTGGTTCAAAATAGGATTAATGTTTATATAAATTCTACCATCTATTCTTGTACCTTCCCATACTTCATTTACCCATTTCCATTCTAATTCTGCTCCTTGCTCTTTTAATTCTTTAGGCATTCTAAATCCATCATCAACTTCTACTTCTTCAATGCTCCCAGTTTCTTGATCTAAGTAAGTTAAAAATCCTATTCTTTTTCTAGATTTCCAATATACATTTACAACTTCAATTAATCTGTTTCTAAATGAGTTTGCATCTTTATTTGATGAGTTAGCGTATAAAAAAGAAATATCACCTTCAGAATGTTTTGGTTCTTCAAGTTCTAGTATTTGTTGTTCTGATAAACTATCATAATATGCATCAATAACTGTAGATGCATGTACATACTTTCTAACTAGTGCCCAATCACCATCTTCTACAAATTCTAAATCTGGATCAAGATCGTAATCTACATCTAAAGGATTTAGTACTGAATAATATGGCTCTCCATTTCTTACACCTCTTTGTGTATATGCTTCACCAGTTACTAAATAGTGAAACCAAGCTTTTTGTATTTTATCATAAACTTCTTGCTCTTGCATAACATAGTTTAAAGTTTTTTGCCCTAATATAGCTCTATTGTCTACATAAGAACTTTCAAACATGTCTGCAATATGTTTAGGAGTTGGTATTTCTTCCATATTAGCACCTACATCTACTCCTTGTGCTTGTACTTGCTGTAAAAAGCTTTGTCTTAAATTTTGTGCTATTGTTTCAGACTTTTCCATTTCTTTTAAAGTAAGGGCGTCTGAGTTTTGTACTGTAACAGTATAATTGAGAGGTCGTTTTGATTTTTCCCCTAGAAGAAGGTCAATTATGGGTTTAATAATGGGGTAGTTACGCATTTCAGAAGGGAAATTCTTACGAGCTTTGCCGTAAGGTTTTAATACGTAATTATAATCTGCCTCATCAATTACACCGTTATAGTAATCATATAATATTTTAAGGTCATTCTTTTGTTTAGAATGTGTTTGACCTGAATTAGAAAGATCTATAAATGCCTCCACACATTCTTCTCCCCACTTCTTATTTTTCTTATTAATCGAGAGCTTTTGTCTCGGTATTTTATCGTATCCCATAATTTACAAATTTACCTATTTTTTTCTTCTGTTTTAGCCCTAATATTAATTACTACCCTAGTATTATAAATATACCACTATAAGTAATTACAAATATCATAAAGACTATACTTTAAAGTTAGTTCTTCCCCTGCTTCTATCTTACGTAATGTTTTTATTACTTTATAATGATAATCTTCATCTTTATCTAGTAATTCACAGTTAGCATTTTCGTTATGATTAATAAATCCTCCTAATGGAGTTCTAATATAATTGTGTTGAAAGCTTGGATCGTAAATATGTGTAACACCTATAACTACCTCTCCCGGAATATCTTCTTTTGCTAGGATCCCTGCTCCATGTATGTCTGATGGTCCAATCGCCAAGTATTCTGGTAGAGGGTTATAAGGTTCACAATCTTTTTTTCTATTCATATTAATAATAATTTTGTTCGAACCACTTATCTGTAGCTCTATCTTCTAATATATCTTTAACTTCTGCATTATACAACTCTCTTGTATGATACATTCCAATCATTAGTGACATTACGCGGTCAAAGTTACCTTTATGATTAAATTTAATTAGTTCTGTCAATAAAGCAGGATCATATATTTTGTGTAAATTTAATAATTTTTTTCCTGACTCTTCTGTGCTCCTAACTGTGTTTAGCCAATCTCTTATATATATCTCACCTTGACGCTTCCTTGCTTCTGTCATATGCATACCATATTGACGTTTTACGTTCTTACTTCTTAGTTCTTTTTTGTCTAACATCTCAAATTCTTCTTGTAATTTATGCATTTTTCTAAATCTTTTTGCATAAGCTATTACTTCTCCTCGATCGTTCTCAAATCCTATCTTACATCCGTAATAATCTGCTAACATAAACAAATTTCTGTTATAATCATCTTGTGTATGTGGTCTTCCTACATATGATGCTACAATTATGTCATCTGGTTGTGATAAATTGTTAGGTCTTTTTAATACATATGCTGATCCTAAAGATGTACTATCTGCTGATTGATTTTGACCATAAGGGTCATGACATATTACATATAAATTTACTGGAACTTGTTGTGCTTGGTTTTTATATGGTGATTCATATATAACAACTGCTCCTGTTTTATCATCATCTTTTCTATGTGGAAATTTAGTTATAGGTTTTAGATCCCCATCTATTTTAAACTTAACTTCTCCTTTTTCATTGTGATAAAACCTTCCTGCTGTACCTATTGCTTGTAAATTTCTTGCTTTTACATTATTATACTGTTCTTGCAAAGATGCTATGTCAAATAAATTAGCTGTTATTTGTAATGTAGCTTCTTGAGGTGAAAAAGGGTGTTCAGCTATATACTGATCTAAAGATTTTGCATCTGCAGCGCCTTTCTTTTTTTCCCTCATTGTTTCTTCGTATTCTACAGCTTGTTGTTCTTTAGAATTACCATTATCATCTATAAATCCATCTAAATTCTTTTGTATTGGAATAAAATAACCACATCTTGTTCCTATTGCTCCTTCATCCCACACATTTTCATAATCCATACAATCATATGCTGCTGGGTTATAAAATATTTCTTCCATAGCTTCAAAATCAGACCCTTCTGTACCACCTGTACCAAAAGCTACCATCATTCCTAATGTTTTAGCACCTTGTCTCATTGTTGGCATTGTTACCTCCCATGCCTTTAATAATCCTGGGAATGAACCTGCTTCTTCAAAAAATACTAGCTCACCTGCTTTACCCCTTACTTTATCTGGGTTATCTTTTAGTGATACTCCTATTATTTGAGACTTCATACCCATTTCTATCTCCATTCCATTAACTTTCTTTTTATATCCAGACATTTTATGCATTTCTCTGTCTCTTAACCTTGGTTGTGCCCATGCGGTATGGTCATCTATAAAAGATAAAAACTCCCAAGCTTTTGAGAGTAGTCCATCACCAATTAAAAATTCTTTAGAAGATGCAAATACAAAGTTTTTACTATTTCTAACAAAAAAGTAATTTCTAGCAAGCATAGATCCAGCTTTGTAAGAGTATCCTTTACGTCTTGCTTTTAAAACTATCATATGTTTATTTTGTGCTCTAGCTTTGTCTATTTCATGGAAATATTCATAATCTCCATCATAAAATCTAGGGAATGTACGCTCACGTCTAGCTTGTATAGTACCATCTGGCATTATCTCATCTACAGCTCTATCAATAGGGCAATAATTTAAATAAAAATAATGAAATCCTGTAATATGCATTTCATCTACTTTATATCCGTACATACATCGTTTTTGCTCTTCATCCCAAAACTCATAATACTCTCTAGTTCCCGGAAGTGCAGATGTATAGTGCCCGCTCGCTATAAATTTAACGGCGGCAGGTCTGACTCTGTCTGTGTCTTTAAGCATTTACGTTTTATTTTAACTAATTCTGAACATTTTTCGTATTCTTCTGTACTTGTAAAATATTCTATTACAATATCTATTATATCTGGAGTTCTACCGTCATCCATAATAGGATCAAAAGGTAAAGGAAAGCGGTCTATGCTATCACTCTCTAAATCATAATAAATATCATCAATAGTCTTTTTTTTAGTTATTATCATGTAAGCATTTTGCATTGCTTCATTGTAAAGCTCTAGATCTTCTAAATAATCCATTACATACTATATTTATTTACTTCAATTCCACCTCTATTTGTGTTGGCGGCTTGTTCTTCTTTTTTAACTATTTCTTCTAAATTTCTAAGACCATCTACTACTTTACCCATTTTTTCTAAATTATTAATTAGATCTTTTGCGTGAAAAATTGGTCTTCCGTTATCATCTATTAAAGTTAAGTCTATATCTCTAAAGTATTTTTCTAATTTTATTACAGATTCTCTTGCAGCTCTTAATAATCTAACTGCAGATGTTTCTATTAACTTATCATACTTTTTACATGCTGCTAATACTTTAGAATTAGGTGTAAACTTACTATCTACTCCAAATATACTATTTTTTACTTCAATTACACGTTGTTCCCATTCATATACAGAAAAAGGTGATTTATGATCTGTTGTAAAATATACAAAAGCAAGCTCTTTTGGTTTTAGATCTTTAAACTCTATTACAGTTAAAGCATACCCACTAAGAACAGCTTTATTGTCTACAATATGTATTAAATCATTTCTTAAACTCATTTTTTAATTTATTTATGTGTTTAACTCTGTTAGGGTTTACAGAAAACTTTCCAAAGTATGGTAATCGTACCATTTCAAATTTTCCTTCTTTCATAATCTTTTCTACAAACTTAAATTGATGATTTACTATTTGTTCTATCTTTTGTAATGGTAAATTATGCTTTGTTGCTAATA